AGGTAGTAAACAAGATCCTTGCCATCTTGCAAATACTTGTTTGTCGTATCTTCGGTTATTGTAAACATTTGCTTCCTTTTTTTACACGATTGACAATTTGTCTTCGAGCCTGATTATGTGCTTTACATAAGAATGATGCTTCGGGTAATCATCAATCATTGAGTTGTTATTGACTTGCCATGCTTCTAAATGCTCATAACCTTTAGGAACATAACAACCAACATACCTAACGTAGTCGCAGCAAACATCCTCAAGTGAGTAGGCTTTGCCTAGACCTCTTTCTTGATCATCTTCTGCGTACGGAGAATTCAAATGCGAAACAACGTAATCCATTGCTCCGTCTAGGAATGCCCGCTTGTTCTTGAATCCTTCTCCATCAAAAAGTAGTTCAAGAGCTTCAACGGCATTGCTTCCGTAATTGACCCTAGAATAACGATCAATGTAGTGCGGCATGTATTCTGCAATGTCCATAACCCACGCGGTCATCACAAAGTGGAATTGCTTCAATCCTCTCGCCTTATGCCATTCGTTTACCCAATCAACGGTCTTAGCGACGCTCAGGCCGCCACCAGACTGCTGCAAGTAGCGAAGTGTGTCTACAACCAAATCGGTCATAAACTCGCCAATGTAAAGCTCAGAGCCTCGTTTGTAGTCTCCTTCTGGTTTAGGAAACGGAGGAATTTGGTTACCAATTGACGTGAAGATTGGTCGGCCAAGTCTCATTTCGTCAAGAACGAACTTGCGCATGTCTTCGTGGTCATTTGCATTCAGCGCCATGTCGGCTAGGATTGAATTCCTAAAACCATGATCCCATGAAAATGATGCACCTGATCCAGTGACTCGGTGAATCAAGAATAACCAAAGCCAATCTTCTTCTGAGTACACCTCATGGATTCCGTCAAACTTACGATCGATCTGCCATCTTTTTGGATTTTCAGATCCACACCAAATCTGCTGGATTGCATTACTAAAACCTGCGTATTTTCTTTCGACTACGTCATAGATGGTTATGTAGTGCATCAATGGATCTGGTACGTGAAGATCTTCCGAGGTATCCCTGCCATTCTGCGATGAGACGTTTAGGTGCTGAAGAGTCACGGCTCGGTCATAGTATTGCTTGAAGTCTTCCCAATACTTGGTTTCAATTATTTTTCCAGACACTGGCCACGTTCCTTTCCAAATCCCATTCGTAAAATTCTGGTGAAAGGTGGACAGATCTAGGCTTCTCCATGTAAGTATCTGCATACTCTTCTGGATCCATAGAATACCAAGACGCCGGCCATTTCTTAACCGAATCGAAGTAGGTGTGTAGTTTACTAGAAAGCAATGATCTGATTTCGTTCCTAGTTTCCCAATCGCCAAAAAACGGTGTTCCTTTATAGAAACCAGTCTTCGGCAGTTTCCTACCTTCAAACTCAATCGGGTAAGGATCGGTTATTTCCACTTCTAGGACGCGACCGAACTTTAGCAATGGACTTATTTGGCTTTCTAGCCGGATCATCAAATCATCAATTGCCTTGAATCTGTCTGGCAATCTGGCTAGGTGGTGACGAATGTCAATGTTCCCTGCTTGAATCACAAGCTTTTCAATTTGATCGATTCCAGCTTCGTCTAGCATTTCTTCAATGCCTCGGTTCAGTAAGCCGTGTAATGTCAAACCATCGTTTCGTAGCACTATGGTATTGGTTTGGTATCTAGCAACTGAATGAGAGTCACCAAGAACTATCCTGCGCGGATTCTTGACAATGTCTTTGTGAGTAATAACTTTTGCATTGTCTTGGATCTTCTGGATCTCATGCCAATCAGAGTCTGACATGTTGAATTCTGACTTCTCTGCTCTAGGCTTTAGAAGTCCAACCAAATCAGGCATAGGTCTTTCAAGTGAAACAATGTTTTCCCAGCCCTTGCGAATCATTAGCTGTAAACGCTCGACGTGCTCAGGAAGCCATCCGCCGTTTAGGTTATAGGCATCTTTGAATTCCATGCCGTGAGAAATAGCCCAGACATCGGCAGATTCGATCTTGTCAAGATCTCCAAATGCTAGTTCAACTTCATTGCCAGAATCTTCAAGCATGCACTTTTGAGTGCGTGGCCACGAAGACCTGTGAGAGTAGATCCTCTTGGTGTAGGAGGTCAGCACATCATCGATGATCATCATTTTGCACCTAGAATCGCTAGACCAACTAATTCTCGAGCAACATACTTCAACGTCGGAAGTGTGGCTTGCTTGATAACGTGGTATTCGTTTTCTTTTGCGTAGTTTGCATAGAAGTTGTAAACCTGTTCGACGTGCTTATCTTGAAGATAGTCTTCACCGCGATCAGCAAGACGCCTTTTGACCTCTTCTAGGCTTGGCATCATTATTACTTTGATAGCACCTAGATCATCTAGAAGCTTTTCGATCTTGTCTTTCCATTCGCCTTCGACCTTTGATTCAGATCTGTAAAGTGGACCGTAAATCATTTCGCCGACGTGCCACCTATCTGACACCATGAAATCTTCTTCGACGTCGAGTAGAGGCAAGTAGTATTCTTCTTCGACAGTGTCGCGAATCGGACCGCAATGCCAAGAGATCACATTGAAACGATCTGGAATTTCCTCTTTGATCATTTCAATAAACGTAGATTTGCCTGCGCCATCTACTCCTTCAACGATGATGATTGGCATTAGGAATCCAACGATTCAAAGTACGACTTCAGAACTCTAGCTTCTACCTCTGTCAGAGAAACATCTGACATGGTTTTGCCATGAACTTTGATCTGAATAAATAAGTTTTCGGATTCGTCAATCTCAACTGATCCGACTGCTTCTATTCCTGATTTCTCGATTTTCATTTCAAACATTTACTGCTTCCTTTCTTGCGTTTTCTAATCTTGCACAAATTAGTGCGTCTTGTTCCTTTTGAGTAGTGTTGAAGTATAGTTCGAAAAGATCTTTTGATCTTTCAACGTCTACCATTATGCCAGTGTGCTTTTTGCAGTTACAGACTAATCTGTATTTTCCGCCGTAAGCGTTTCCATTAGCAAGAAATTGCATGTAGTGATTTACATACTCATCGAAAACTTCACGAGTAATGCCATCGTGCTTTTCGTTCATGATTAGTGAATACTTTGCCATTTTTCTTCCTTTCTTACTTACCAAAACGACGTGCGATTGTCTTGTACTCTGTAGAACCTTTACCATAGCGCTGAGCCATGCGGTTTAGGTATCCCTGAATCTCTTTTTCTGACATTTGAATCTTCCTTTCTTACCGAGACCTCTTGGCCTCATAGATCCATTATACCACACATTTTGTACAATTACTACCCATTTGGCATCTTTTTTTCAAAGATTTTCCGGCCATAATTATCATCGAAAAGGTACCAATTCCCTAGCATAAAGTCATAAACCGGCGAGGTCAGAGGATCTTCCCAGGATTCTAGCTTCCAGCCAAACCATTTGGCTTGCTCTGCAAGGCCGCTGGAGGACTCTATAAGGCCATTCATAACCGAGCACATAACAACCACATTGGACGGTTTTTCGCGCGTCTTCGAGCCACCCATGCCTCGATTGGCACGGTGATTTGGCACTAGGGTATCATCAGAGATTCCGCAATGGTAGCAATGTTTGTCCCTGGCCAGGAACTTGTCAAACTGTTTCTTATTCATCTTCCCATGGATCTGTTATTCTGGCAGGTATTTCTAAGCCTCCGATTGGTTGGAAGCCCATTGATCTCTCGGTTTGGCTGTTATCTGAAATGATAAGAGACACATCGTCTTGATCTTCTTGATGACTCCGGCAGGCGTGATTGCGGCGCCACTCACGAACGATCTTGATGGCATCTTCTCCATCGACCTTCATGCTGGCACCGCAAGAGCACGTCTCCGAAATCTTCATTAGATGTGTGAATTCCTGTACGTTAGCTCGACCATCCTAGCCTGCGTCTGAACAGACATCTGAGCTTGTTCAAGAAGGCGAAGCTTGGTCTTGACTCTGTTGAATTCGGCTTTGGCCAATTGCTCTTGAAGTCTAGCATCTGCAGACTCTAGTTTGGCCTGAGCTTGTCTCTCAGCCACGTTACCGGTTGAGTTGATTAGCGATTTTGCCTCAATTGTTTCTGCATTGATAGAGGCATCGGCTAACTTGATTTCACAGTCATAAAGAACAGAGATTCCGCGCGAGGCTTCGTCTCTGATCTCTATGAGCTCACGAATAATCGAATCGGGTGTTTTGATTTCGCTATTCAACATCGATGTTGCTTCCAGCCACTGCGATCTCATCTAGGATCTTTTTTGCAGCACCAGCTTTGTTAGCCTCGACCCAGAGTTTCCTAGCGTCAGATTTGCTCTTGATACCCTTGATCCTAGCTGCATCGAACTTCTCTACAGGTTTAGCCGATCGTTCTACTTTTTCCATTTCTTCTCGGCTAGCTCTTTTGTTTCCTGAGAAGTTAGCATTAGCAAGAGCTCGGCCGATCGATGAAGTTTCACAATTCTCGAGCGCTGACGTTTTATTCGCCATGCCAGCACCGTCGATCTCAAAAGCCATTCCAGTTGCTTTAGGAAGCCCATTGGCTTGATCTTCTCTGTCAAAATAAATACTCGCTTTCACTACCCAGGTAGACACTTGCCTATCCTGATCTGTTGTTAGGTTTTCGGTGATGATTCGCCCGTCTGGGTGAACCTCATAGAATCGTTTGATTCTTTGTTCTACGGTTTCATAGTCATCTAGATTGAAATGTGCCATCTTCATGCTTCCTTTCTGCTATTGATCAGAAACGGAAATCCTCCGCTTCTTGATGTTCTTGTCAAGACCCATTCGCCATCAACGAGTCCTTTTCTTGCGTTTCCCATTTCCTTCATTACACGAGCCTTCAAAGCATTTGCTTCATTGGTTGCTTCTTCGGCTTTGGATTGTGCATTGAAGTAGTGGACGCCAAGATCTCCAAGTTCAACTTCTAGATCGGTTTCGATCTCAGGGTGTTGTGTTCTTAGAGTCTCTAGCGTTGACTTAGATCCATCAAAATCTGGTTCGGTATTTGTTTTGATTAGTTCTAAGAACTTTTCGACCTGCTCAAGAGCAGCTTCCTGGCTGAACTCATTCGCATCCAATTCGTATTCGCGATACTTATTGCCATGGAATAGAACGGCCACCCAAGCTTTTTTGATGTTGAAAGTTTGCATGTACCACTGAACTTGTGTTTCGTAGTATCTAGGAACTCCGTCTTTCCAGTCGTCTTCGTACATTGCAGTCTTGATCTCAAGAACTCCAAGTTCACCGGACTCAGTCTCAAATAAGGCATCTGGGTTAGTGATCTGATAAGCTCGATCAGGATGTGCCCATGTTCCTACTCGTCTGTGGATCTTTAGTTCTGGGTGATTACTCTCAAACTTGTCAATGATGACTGGTTCAAGTAAGTTACCCCACTCCATTGATTCGTTGACATCGATCTCGCCAGATGCTTTACCTGTTTTCTGGCACCATAATGTATACGGACTTGTCCATTTGTTGAACCCACAAATCGTGGCTACTTCAGAACCACCGATTCCGGTCTTACGTAGATCAAGCCACTCCTGAGAACCATTCTCAAGATCAGCAAGAAACACCGCACCGGTTTTCTTTTCTATGGATTTACGTGTTAGATTGGCATTAGCCATCGCTTTAACTTCCTTTCTTCGGTGGCTATTAGCCCCCGTCTGGTTTCTACTGGTCGGGGGCTTCTCAGCTTTCCGATAGAACTATTGTACAACTTGTGTGTGACAATCCTGGCTTTTGGATGGTAGATTTCCATCGATTGTCTGAAAGATCTTCTGATCAGTCTTTTGACCTTATTATTAGGCACGTCAGATGAGAAGGTTTCCGTGTAACCTCTTGGAAGATCTGACTTAGTCAATAGGTTCCTAGACTTCTGATGGCTTCGGATGGCCTGCAAGACCACTTGCTCGGATCGTTTGATCACTCTGCCATCTTCTGAAAACATAAAGCTGTTGATGATCCATTTGCTTCCATAGCGCTTTTGGACCGTGGATAGATTATTGGTTATTCCAACCTTTTTGACCCGGATGCTAGGATTTTCAAGGAAATAAAGGTATCCAGGCTTTGACGGGTTGAATGAATTCATTACTTATTGTCCAAGATCATCTGGATCTGGCGTAGTGCCTTTCTGACTCTTTTCCTAGCTCCAGGAGCAGAAACTCCATCAAGCATTGCAATGTCTCTAAATGTGTATTCCTGTTCGTATTTCCAGATCAGGACTTTTTGCATGTCCACATCTAGTTTTTGGAATGCTAGCTTTACGTCCAAGACAGCAGTTTTTGCGTCGTCAAGGCTTGGATCCCAATGGTCTATTGGCGCACCGGTATTTGGGTCAACCTTCAACCCTTGGTTGAATGATGAATTGAACATGGCTACCAAAGATCTCTCAATCTGTTGAATCGAGTATCTTGAGTAGTAATCCAAAGGAGTGCCTGAGCGTTCTTGCTGCTCGGCGGTACAGAACGAATTAGCTTTACGCCGCAATGCGGTGATCAGCTTCAAAGTCCCATCGACTTCAGATCGGTATCTGATGACGGTATCTTGGTTCTCGTATAGCCAAAGCACTAACAAGCTTTCAAGATCTTCAAAGTCGACTAGTGACCACTTAGAAGAAAGCCGCCTAGCCAAGTTTCTTGCAATGTTTATTTCGCCCTGCAAGATCGGGCCTGAACTTACTATCATGGGTCAATTGTACAATACAACTGCTACAATGTAGGATCCAGAGCTTCAATCTCGGGGTAAAAGAAAAGACCCTTACCGAAGTAAGGGCCTAATCCTAGGAACCGGTTAACCTTTAGGGTCTTCTTCAATTCCTGCTTCGTAAATAACGTCTTCAGTTAGTTCGGGCGTTTCTTCAAACAATGGCTCGTCTTTTTTAGCAGTCTTGTATGCTTCTTCAATTGAAGCACCAATACCAAAAGCGTCATCGTTAGGATCCAATGACCTAACTAGTGGGCCTAATGCACCAGCAATTATTGCCGATACTGTTATTGTCGCAGGATCTTCAATTCCAGCAAGTAGCAATGCACCGATAGCCGCTAATGCTGATCTGGCATACGACCAAATAGCTTTCTTGATGTGGTTCCATGTTTCTGGTTTCACTTTAGTTTCTCCAATGCAATCTGAGTTTTTATGTAGCTCGTTGGCTCTGTGTAGCGAGTTCCATTACTGGTATAAATGTAGTGTTTACCGCGCTGGATCTCAAAGTGTAGATGCGGACCAGTTGACTCGCCAGTGTTTCCAAGCTTACCAATAGTCTTGCCCTCAAGAACCTTTTCGCCCACTTTGACTTTGATTGATCCTTTGAGCAAATGCATGTAGCTAGATGTGATCCACTCACCATCGACTCGGTGCCTGATCTTTACAATGTAACCGCCACCGGCAGGTTCACCATTAGCGAACTTCAATCGGCTAGGACCTGCAAAAATGACAGTTCCTTGCTCGATTGCTTTTACAGGAGTTCCAAGCTTTCCAGCATAGTCGACTCCGTTGTGGTGCTTTCTGGTCTTTTCAATAGGGTGAATTCTCCAGCCGTAAGGCGAAGAAATCTTTGGCATTGGCTTATCAAATGGGAATCTCACAGTTTGATCTCCATACCTTCACGGATCTGTCGACCCTTATTGGTTTCGTATAGTTGTTTGGCGTATTCATGCTTTGTCATGCCTTTTGGGGCAAAACGAGCGGCCACAGCGGCCCAGGTGTCATCTTCAGAAGCCACATAGGTATTTCTATTACCCAAGACCTCCGTCGTCACCACGGCCGCGTGGGCATCAAACTGGTCTACGTCATCAACAATGACCCATTGTGATTCTTCAAATGTTACCATTGGCTTGCTTTTCCTTCGTCCCATGCGGTTTTCCTAACTTAGATGAATAGAAGCGGGCTTAGTCCACCCTCGGCAGGTGCTCCTTGCGGACCTTCCGGTCCTGTTGCTCCTTGAGGACCAGTTGCTCCAGTTGCCCCAGAAGGACCAGTCGCACCAGTTTCTCCGGTGTCTCCCTTATCGCCCTTGTCGCCCTTTGCACCAGTTTCTCCAGCCGGTCCCGTCGGGCCAGCTTCTCCGGTATTACCGGTATCGCCCTTGGGTCCTTGCTCACCTTGTGGACCAGTCGATCCTGCAGGTCCTGTCGCTCCTGTTTCACCAGTATCGCCCTTCGGTCCTTGCGGTCCCTGCGGTCCTGTTGCTCCTGTTGAGCCTGTGTCGCCCTTTGGTCCTGTTGCCCCTGGAATACCTTGAGACCCTGCAGGCCCAGTTGAACCAGTTGAACCTGTTGCGCCAGTTAGTCCGCGCTCACCTTGGTCGCCCTTATCGCCCTTGTCGCCCTTGAGACCTCGAGCTCCTTGAATACCCTGAGGCCCTTGATCTCCGGTATCACCCTTCGGGCCAATGTTGCCTCGTTCACCCTGATCACCTTGATCGCCCTTGGCTCCTTGTGAACCGGTAAACCCACGAGGACCAGTGTCTCCACGATCTCCCTTGTCCCCTTTGATTCCTTGAGGACCTTGCGCTCCTTGAAGACCAGTTGCCCCAGCAGGACCTTGAACGGTAGATGCTGCACCAGTTGCGCCTTGAGGGCCAACTAATGAATCAAGCCACTCTTGCTCGGTTCCAACAAATCCATCTTCAACTGCAAGTTGATAAGCTGACTTACCAGCAGGACCTTGCTCACCGCGGTTTAGGTAGATTCTTACTTGTGTTTCTTCTGGATTTATGATTGTCATTAGCTACCTTCTGGTCGTACTACTTCTGGGCTGATTAGGCAGTTACCGCCAACTAGGCGGATCACCGGCTCATCGCTAACATGGATTAGTTCTAAACCGTAAACGTATTCTTTAGCAGTTAGCAACGACGTTTGAGCTGCGGTCAGAACTAGTGAAACGGTTGCCGTCTCAAAGTCAATTTCTGGTTCAGTTTCAAGAACTAGATCGGTATTTGGTTTTAGCCTAATCTGAAATAGAGCTGAGTAACCGGTAAGATCAACAGGCTCATTATCGACTAGAACCTCGAATTGGCGTATAAAAGTTGCCCCGGCGTCAATCCGAAGGGTATAGACCGTGCTCATTAGTCTCCTAAACTAGAGTGTTTACAATTACAACAATCAGGGCAGTTAGTCCCGCACTCGCGGCTGCAGTTATCCACGCAGTTTGCCATCTTGCCTTCTCCAGATCTCTGATGCGATACTCATGATCTTTGATGTTTCGCTCAGTCCAGTCAACGTGATTAGGAAGGCGCTCATTTAGTATTGTAACTTCACGAATTAGAGTTTGCGCCCATACTGGTATTTGTTCCTCAGCCATTATGCTTCAATCTGAATAACTTCAGTCCACTCGCCCGTGCGCTCATTCCAGTAGTAAGCGCCGTTAGCTGGCACATCAACAGGAGCTTGCCATTGATAGGTTTCTTTATTTAGCAACCAGCTATCAAAAGGCTTAGGTGCAATAAAAGCATCCCCATCTTCGTCATAGGTAAAGCCGATTCCAGCGTAGTTCTTGCGAATGTTTCCGTTATAGGATGTGCGCTTACAAGCTAGTCCGCGAAAGTTGCTATACCAAACTTCTGGCTCTAGCCCTTCAATTAGTTCATTTTCATCGATTCCAACTATGACTTCGATAACGATGTTATTTTCATCTAAAAATGCGTAGTGTGCCATTTTAGTTATTGCCTTTCATTACGAGATTGTAAAGGTGCCTGTTCCAGCAGTAATCGAAGTTACTTTGAAGCCTCCAGATGTTGTTGTTGTACTAGTCAAGCCACCTGAAAAGTTTAGGACAAAAAGCTCTGGGTATTTAAGAATTACAACTCCAGAACCACCTGCAGCACCTGACTGAGTGCTGTCTTGTCTTTGGCCACCACCGCCACCGCCGCCAGTATTTGCTGTTCCTGCTACTGCTGGGTTATACCTACCAGCACCGCCACCACCGCCACCAGCACCACCAGCACCAGCGCTATTCCAAGCACCACCACCGCCACCGCCAGCACGAGTAATAGAAGTTCCAGTTATAGATGAAGCCGTTCCAGCACCACCGCTACCGCCATTGTTGCCACCGCCGCCATTACCTACAGCCGAAGCACCACCGCCACCGCCAGCGCCACCAAAATCCCCTACTTGTCCATTTCCACCATTGTTTCCTTGGCTCGGTGAGGTTGATGGGGTGTTTCCAGCGCCACCGACTTTTCCGTCATTTGAACCGCCACCGCCACCTGAGCCACCAGCTTGACCAGCCTCGCCTTGATTTCCACCTCTACCGCCTCCAGCGCTTGTATAGGTGTGAAACGTAGTATTTGCGCCGTTAGTGCTAGTGGCACCACCCGCTCCAATTGACACTGTAAAAGTATCGGCAGGATTTAGGTTAAGGCTAGTAAAGCTTCTGTATCCACCAGCGCCACCAGCACCACCGCCACCACCACCGGGGCAGTTGCTACCGCCACCGCCACCGCCAATTACAAGAGCGTCAAAAATAACTGGGACAGAGCTAGGGTATCCAACAAGCATACTGTTGTATTTTCTATTATTTCTCACGCCTGCGTTTTTTAGGCTTTGGTTAGCCATGAGTTACTCCTAAAGGTCTATTTCGCTACCGAACAAAGAAAAGGACAGGGTTGCTGAACTTCCGTAAACTGTTACTACGTCGGTTGATGCAAGAGTCAAGCCCAAAGTTAAGGTTGTTGAATCTCCGCCACCAACAGTTATGTCATAAGCTACATAGTGCTGATCTGCCAGAGTTGCGGCAGCAGGTCGCACTGCTAATCTATAGCTAGCGTTTGCACCACCCCTGTTAGCAATTACTAAAGTAGAAACAATTGTTTCCTTTAGGCTTGGGACTGTGTAAAGAGTTGTGTTTGTTGTCGCGCTTGGTGCTACTTGCCCAAGAACTTTGTATCGTGTTGCCATGTTTTTATGCTCCCATCAATAGAAATGTTGCGTTGGTTCCGCCACCTGTATCTGGAGCGGGTGCCCATCTCAAGGTCGTTCCATCTGACTTGAGAATCTCGTTTTCCAATCCAATTGGAATTCTTGTAGGTCTACCATCTTCGCCCCCAGCGATTAGGTCTCCTTCAGTAGTAATTGGGTTTGCAAAGCTTACCCAGGCTTCGCCGTTCCAAAACTCGTGGGCTAGATCGGTAAAGTTGAAACCAAATGTTTGAAATGGAACTGGATCAGCCGGTCTGGTTGCCGTTGTCCAAACTCCGACTCGCTCACTGACAAATGTCCTCCAGTCAGTAAGCATTTCGGTAGTAATTGCCAAAGTCGATGGTGGAATAACCAAAGTTGCCAAGTGTAACTGATAGATCCCTACATCTGTCTGGACGAGACTTGGTGCAACTGGATCAGATGGCGCAGGCGTCCCCTGAACAAGTTTTGCCTGAATCGTATTTAGGCTTGGATCTAATTCTACAACTACAAGATCAATTCTTGAGTTCAAACCGGCAGATGGCACGGTCAACTCTAACTGCGCAGTGTTGATGTAGTAATGACCACGAATGAACGCTTGACCTGGTTCAACTAGGATTGAAAGAGTCGATCCCTCGGCAGAGACAGATAGTTCTGTTCCGACTGGGTTACCCTTAATTCCAGTCTCCTGGAAGTTCCTTGCCCACTGGGAAAATTGACTTTCCGTTGTGTCAATGTTCTCAAATGGGAACGACTGCTGTGCCATTTTATTCTCCTATTTCGTAGGTTCCAGCTATGTGAAAACTGTCTTGAGTTACAAGTGTTATTGGTGAAGTACTTGTAAACGGTTGGTCTTGGACACCTGAAGATACCTTATCTGCAAAGTTTAGTTGCAAAACATCGTCGCCAGCAAAAACGTGTCCACTTATCTGGAATTCGTTACCGGTTGAAAAATCGTGCAAGCAACCATCTCTGAACTGATAAGCTGCTCGAGCTGGGTACGGAAGTGTCAGATAATACTGACCAGTTCCAAAGCTGGTAATGTTGTCAAAGTCGACCAAGATACTAAAGTGGACCATGTTACCAAACCTATTGAATGAGCTAAAAATAGCTGGCCCAGAAAAAGTTGGTTGAGTTCCGCTGGTTCCGCCTTCTGCCTGATACTCGGTATTGACTCCGTATCCGGTAGAAGATCTTTCAAGGTTTGAGATTCTGGATTCTTGTTTTGACTGGTTGGCAAGTAACCTAGCTTCATAGTCAATTCCGACAGGAGTCCCAACTGTTGCATTGATTCTAACTCCATCTGATGCAATACTTATTCCGATTTCAGTTACAACAGCTACAGATTCAATTTGATTAGCAACGACTGTAACCTTGTCACCTAAAAACCAGTCTTGACCATACTTCATGTTTATGTCATCCGATGGTGATACACTCATCTCGACAACAGTTTTACCCTCGTCGACTAATGCCTCAAGTCCGGTCTGTTCAAGATCATCGTCTTCGTTAGTATTTCTAGAATCCTTGAAGACTTCAATCCTTCTTCCCCAGGTTTCCTCAGCTTCTAGTGAATCTACTGTGGATACCTCTAAGAACTTACGTTGCTCGGCTTCACCTTGGCCACCGACAATCGCCCTGGTGATCTTTGCAATTCCGTAAGCGTATTCGGTCTTAGAAAGCTGCTGGTTTTCAAGGTCTAGACGAATAAATGCACTTCGATCTTCTGGTTCGTAAACGACGAATTCAAGTTCATCTGATACTTGCCTAATTGTAAATCCAAGCTGACCGACCTGAGCTAAGTTGTAAAACAGTTCTTGAAGCTTGTCAAATCTTGCAGCTCCATAAACGATTTCGCCTCGCTCATCGTCGGGCTCAATTGTAAGATACGCGATTTGTCTTGACTCAGGCGCTAATAAACCAGTATTTGCCGCTAAGTATTCTTTGATAACCGATTCGGCTGGACCAGATCTAGTATCGTGTGCATCTACCTGATCTGATAGGTCATCTGTTGTAGGAGTTGGATACGCCAATCTCTCTGCCAAAATTAGCGAGTCATCTGCGCCAACGATTATCCAGTCACCAGATGGGTTGTCGGAAGTCTGCTCGAGCTTCGCAGACAGTGTTGGTCCTGAAATAATAACTTCGTCGCTTGGTCCAGTTACAATCAAACCATAACCAGGAAGCCTAAGGAACTCACCTAGGTAGTGACCGTAAGGAAGTTTCAATTCCCACATGCCGACATTGTTGAATCTAGTTACAAATGTTGCACCAACAAGATCTTCGGCAACAATCTGCCCAATACGCTCAAAGCTAGGATCTCTAACTTCTACAGTTAGCTCGCTTACAAGCATTAGTGTACTACCTCAAATCTAGGCTTATAGAAGAATCCTACACGAGTTTCTTCTGAGGTGTCGTCACCAGTTACTATGATTTCACTTTCGCCTGGCGGAATCGGGAACAACTTAGGAGCAGGACCGAGTAGGTTGTATAAGTTATCGCCGGATTCATTGTAAACTTTTCCGGTTGCTGTTTCAATTATGACAATCTCGTCTGCAGCAATTTCACTTGGAATTGAAAAGCTCTGAGTTCCGTTTGAAATAAATAGGTTTGTGATTGGACCTAGGATCCTCCACTTTGCAAAGCTTTGAACGTCGCCAATGTTATTGACTTCAATTTCGCCAAGAACCTGACCGGATGAAACCTTCAACTTTGTAAGTTGCGGTAATAGCCCTCTGCCGGTCGGCTCTTCACCAATAATGAATGAAACTTCGGTTGCCTTTTCCCAGTATGGAGTCGGTGCCTGAAAGGATAGAACCCATCGGTTCCAAATCTGACCAGCAGTGGATCCCCACTGCCCTTCAGCTCCTCCAACGTAGTAAACCTGCATTTGCAAGCTTTCACCACTTGAATAGTTTGCACTGAGTACTGTAGGGCCTAAATTGTTCTGCAAGATCCTTGACAGCCTACGAAGCTTTTCCTGAACGTCTGATCTGTCTGTTCCAAGCGTTGTAACAACTAAATCAATGTCGCGGATGCCCTTTTTTTGGTGTCTAAATACTCCACCATCTCCAGCGCTTTCCTCAATACGAACCTGAGAAGGCGCCATGTTGAAACCTGAGAAATCTGGGTTTAGAACATAGTTATCATAATCAAATGCAATTGTATCGCCATTTGCACCTGTCAAAGAATAGTTGATGGTCATACTGCCAACATCCTTGCTCGTTTGATAGCCTGTGCCAAAGCAGCTTCGCTATTTACTGACTTGTTTTCGGCCGCATTGTAAATCAAAGTAAATCTATTGTCTTCTGCACTATAACCAGTATTTAGCTTTTGAGTAGGAGCCTTAGTCGGGGTTTTAGTTGGAGCTTTAGTTGTCGCTGCTGGAGCATTTGCATTTGCTTTTGCTGCAGCCGCATTTGATGCAGAGATTGAAGCTGCCTCGGCCTTCAAGGAATTCACTGCTGCAACTGCATTTGCAATCATAGCTTCAAGTTCAGCTGCAAAAGCCGCTGCTATGTTAGCCATCATTTGCTCGATTGACATTTTTTGTGCCACTAATCCATCTACGACAGATTGTGCGAATGTGATGCCTTCTTCATAAAGAACATCGCCAACAGAAGTAGCCAATTCAAGAGCTGATTTGTTCGCCATGTCAGAAAGCACATTTAGCTCATCTACGGCTTGCTGTCCGCCTTCGATAATGGATGCGGCAAAGTCTGTTGCTCCGGCTTCAATGATTTGCTTGTAAAGATCCTTATTTAGACCCATCTGAATTAGCTGCTTAGAAAGCGCAGCTAGCTCTTCGGTCTTTGCAATGCGATCCTTTAGATACTGGATTGCACTCTGAGCAGTTGTTTGCTCATCGATCTTTACCTCAGCACCAAACTTCTGTGTAATGTCAGAAATAAACTGAAGACGTTCTTGGATCCTATCGGCAAGTTCTTCTTGAGCAGCTTCTAGTCTGCCGTTTACATCTTGAAGTTCTTTTTCTAGTGCTAAAAGCTGTATTCTGTAACTTTTTACAAGAGCCTTAGCCTGTCTACCGGCTGCCTTTGTAAGAGTACCGTCACTAACCGATTTAGTAATCCAACCGGTAATTCGCTTCATTGTAGACTTGATAGAAGCTTCTCCGCCAAGAAGACCCTTTTCAAGGCCTTTCATAATGTCTTTACCGAAGCCCTTCATCACCTTTGATGGTGATGCAATTCCAAAGATCTTCTTGAAACCATCGATTGCTCTTTTACCAATGTCTGAAAAGAACTGACCAATGTTGGCCGCGGCGCCAGTTATTCCATCAATCAAACCTTGAATGATGTTTTTGCCTGCGTCAAATAACCATTTGCCGGCGTCTGAAAGGAATGAACCAATTTTGCCTGGAAGATCTGCAAAAAACTTGAAGATGTTTTTGCCGATGTCACCAACACCTTTGGCAACCGCAGTTCCAGCCTTTACAAACCAGTCAATTAGTCCTGCAACTGCTCCAACTACAGCTCCGATTACGGTTGCAAGGAACTGAATAACCGGAATAGCTACAGCCACAAATACCTTGATTAGGAAGCTGACAACTGGAAGCAAAGCCTTGATCAGCGAGATCAATGGAGGAAGGATTGCAACAATAATCGGCAAGAATGCTTCGACTAGTTCCATAACAATAGGAATCAATGGAAGCAACGCGCTGACTAGCTCCATGAAGATTGGGAACAGTTGTTCGGCTACAGGCATGAGCTGTTCAATAACTGCTACAAATACCGGCAAGATCTCTGCTGCAAGTTCTCCAATGAAGCCAATAAGATCTGCAAAGATAGGAGCTAGCGGCAACAATGAGGTTATTAGTTGCGGAAGAATTGTGGCTAGTGAGGTAATTGCCGGAGCAAGAGCTGCAAGGACCTGAGTCATTACCGGTCCAAGTGCCTCAATAACAGGAACCGCAGCTTTTACTAATTCACCAAATGCAGGAGCTAAAGCAGCTCCGGCAGTGATCTTTAGGTTCTCAAACTGTGCTGCAAGGATCCTTTGTGAGTTGGCTAGACCATCGCTAGTCCTGGCAAAGTCACCTTGCTGAGTTGCAGTCTGCTCAAAAATAAGCGCATTAGCTGCAAGAATCTTGTTCTGCGGAGTAAGTGCCTGCTTTGTAGTATTTACAATGCCAAGCTCAAGCGCCTTTGCTCTCAGAGTTGCATCATCAAGTAATACACCGAATCGGCGCAAAGGTTCTGCTTCACCACGAAGTCCAGAACCAATTGCCATGATAGCTTCGTCAACACTAACGTTGTTGAACGATGCGATGTCTGTTGCAAGTGAAACCAAGTCCTTAGAGAACTTTACATTCTCTTCGCCGGCTAATCCAGCAGCTTGACCGTAGATACCAAACTGCCTTGCGGCACTAAGAATCTGAGTCTGTGACTGACCAAGTGCATTTGCACCGGTTTTAGCAAACTCTTCAATTCCTGCTGACGCAGATCCAAATACTTCACCAACGGCGGCAAGCGATTCTTCAAAGTCGGAAGCGGCTCCAACGGCATTCTTAGCAAATACACCTAGTGCTACTGTTGCACCGGCAAGACCAACTTTTAGAGCTGTTTTGATCTTAGAACCAAAGCCGTTGCCTATTCCTTTGGCAAGTGTATTACCGCCTAAAGTTCCTGCATTTGCAAGATCTCCAGAAAGCTGCTTGTTTAGGCTTTTGGCCACTCCGTCAATGCGCGGTACTACTTGAACATAGGCTTCAGCAATACGACTAGCCATCGTTCTCCTTAGGGTTCATGTAGTTCAAAGCTTCAATGACCTTATCGCGTGGCAGCGGTTCTTGGTTACCGATCTTTTTCTTCGGTTTCTTCCAAGGAGTTGGATAAGGTTTAGGTTTGTTTTTGCTATTTACTGCAGCAAGAAGATCATAAACGTGCGAAAGCACAATCCATTCCTGTGATACAGGATACTCCCAACCAGAGACAGCAGCTTGAAGATGTGAATCGGTTAGTGAAAATAGTCTTGATGCTAACCTGATGGCTTCGCCCCAGGTTACTTCTCTTCCAATAGACAGATAACTTAGACCAAATTGTGATCTAAAATCAAAAGCTATTTCTGACGCATGCTCCTCGATTAGCTCTCGGAGCCAGAAGATTCCCCCAGTGCTGCGCCCTGTGTCCATCCTTCTAGCCACTTTGAGAATTCTGTGGTGGTCATTGCATCAATTGCTTCTAGCGCAGGAGATCCTTCGCCAACCATTGTTTCAATAATCTGAAACGCCTGACCGGTTTCGTCTTTTTCCTTGCGCGCTTTTCTAATTGCTCCAACTGGAACATCTGCGAAAAGTGGAATACTGTACTTCTTGCCTTTGTGAGTAAACTCATACATTTGAGCGGCCATGATTTCCTAACTTAGCGGTCGAGTGGTTTAGAGCCTAGAGGAGGAGTGACCGCTCAACTCCTCCCCTAGGCAGTCTTTATGAACCTTCGTACTCGCTAAAGAAGATGTCCACGGTACGGTCGTCAGAAGCGTAAGCGGTTACAGTAACACCGTATCCAACTGCTTCACCGTTCTGGATCTGCTGTGCCTCAAGAGAAAGCACCTCACCAGAAGGAATGTAGTGACGAATTACCTTGACACCGTCAACGACGTCGATAACGAATGACTTGCGTCCTCCAGTTAGAGCAGGAGAGAAAGAGATCTTTCCGTCTACTGGTGCAGTTCCAAAGTAAGTCTCTAGAACATCTTCGTTGGTCTCCATTAGCATGAAGGTGTAGGTCACGGTCGCCTCAGTGACGATCTCGCGAACTAGATCTGCGTTTTGCCACGCACGAATCTGGTTAGTGGTTCGGTCGGTCGCAAATTCAACGCCGTCCGCTGATACATAGCCAAGCTCAGTGAAACCTGTTAGGGTGTCAGTTGAGCTAGCTGGAGCTGTTGCAGTAGTTGCACCGACATAAACTTTACCGGTGATACCAACAACAACGTTTTCGGCAGATAGTGCCATAGTTGTTTCTCCTTACGTAAGGGTTCGCCCGAGTGGGCTGTTTTCTGCGGTGCAGAAACTTATAGGGTTGTGCCTTTAGTAATGACTTCTAGAGTCATGTACCTGACTTCTTCTTGGCTCTCTTCGTCAACTCTTACAGGTGACAAGATAACTTCAACAAGCTTGATGTACTCGCCGGTTAGTGTTCTAACTAATGCTCCGACAAGTCTTGAAAGATCAGATGCATCTTCATAAGTAGTTGCATAGACTGTTAGACCAATTCGCTCCATCTTCCTGACGTCGTCAAGTTGTGGTCCGCCATCGGTTCTAATTGTAATGATTCTATTTGGGTATGGATTGGTCTTTGGTCCAGGTTTCTTTGTGGCAATAAAGACGTTGTTAGTGTACGACTCTGTCCTTGCATCGATAGCAGCTCGTAAACCGGCTACTAGGATTTTTTCTACATCTGGAAAAATAACCATTAGAGATTCGCCTCACCCATCGCTCTAGCTAAACCGCCAGTCCTACGCTCATTTGCGAACGAACTTAGAACCATTGAGATTACACGCTTTTGGCGTCGTTCATAATCTACGACAACCTGAACATCGCCAGCTCGTGATGCAATCTTATCTGCGTAACCCTTCATTGCGTTACCCATTTCTTTGGATTTCATCAACTTTAGGATTCCATCGCTATCTAGCTTTATTCCAACGCGTGCTCTAGCCAAGTCTTTGCCTAACTGGGATCATTTGACCGCCATCCAAACCTGCAAATGGTGGAATCCACTTTTGTGAAGTTCCATCCATGACCCATTCGGTACCCCTGATGATCAGAACATCTTCATCTTCAATAACAACATTGCGAGGAAGGTAAACCGAGATCTTTGCATCGACTGCATCTCTAGATGCGTCTACCGGGGCAGAAGATCCATCAACAGCTAACAATGCGTCTTTGACGGTAATTGTTTCGTATGTGAAGGTTGGGTTTCCCCATTCATCGTGACCGGCAAGGCTTTTACGCCTTACCTGTATCGTTTCGCCGCCACGGATGAAACTCATAGTAGACTTTTCTCAATCCAAATAAGATCTTCGGAAGTTCCAGAAACTGCATTGAAGCCTTGATTCACTTCGTAAGCTTTTCCAGTTCTGTTTGGTGCAAGCATTGAGGTTTCTTCTGGAGTCATCCAGATGTCTTGTCCAGCAGATCCATAGTTGCGAGCTTGACCAAATGGACCAGTCTGCTGCTGCCAATAAGTAAGACCTTCTGGGTTTCTTAGTAGTCTGGAAACCATTCGACAGACTACCATTGTGACAGTGCCTAACGGCAGTTCTTCGTCATCAATTCTGTCTTGAATCTTTGGATACTCTGAAAGGATTACAGCTTCGGCATCCGAGATCAAAGCCTCGATCAGATTTGTATCAGTAGGTGCATCTGAACCGACCCAACGATCGATTACATCTTGAGGAGTTGCCCAGCTCATTTGTGCCTTTCGATTATTTGCTTCCAAGAAGGGGCGACATTTGCCGCCCCTTCAAGAAAGCGATTGAGATTGCTATTAGCTAGCAGCCTCGGTTAGCGCGATGAACGCTGCGTCGTCAGATACGCGGAAACCAACTTCGATCTCAGCAAGAACTGCGAACATGTTCTGCTGGAATAGGTTGATGGTTGTGTCTCCAACTTCAAGAGTTGCCTGGTCAGAGATCTTGATGACTACGTCATCTACAGTTCCCCAAACAGCCTGTGACCAGTCACCGGTGTAACCAAGTACGCCGTTTGAAGCCTTGTAAGCTGCACGTGACTTGAATACTGGACGGCCAAGAACAGAACCGATTGTTCCCTCACCCTGAAGGTTGCTGATGAACAATGGACGGTCCTGAAGGTCCTTTAGACCTAGAAGGGTTGCTTCTCCCTGTGGAGAGATAACAAATCCGTTCATGTCGTATCCTTCTGCACCAACTGCAGATAGGGCAGCAATCAAACCATCGTAGTCAAGGGTCTGAGTGTCAACGGCTGCTAGAGTGTCGAAGTCAGATCCAGGAGCGGTGCCGTGGAATACTGTGCTGTCGAACTTCTTAGCAAGAGCGTTTGGCAAGCGTGATGCCAAAGCTGTGTAAAGAGCTGGAAGGTCGCGACGGAACTCGTTTGAGAATGTCTCGATTACAGCAAGCTTGTAAGGACGAAGAATCTTGGTCGAAGCAGTTCCGTTAGAAACAGGCTTTGACTCGGTCTCTCCAACCCAAGCAGCAGTAGGCTCTCCGGTGATGATGTTTACTGCGGTACCATTTCCTGGTAGCTCGATTCTACGTGCTGCGCGCTGCACAACAGAAGTCTCGAGAACCTTGCTCATGATCTCGCTTGATACTGCCTCAGGAAGAACAATGCTTCCAGAGGATCTATTGATGTCGGCCATTTAGGTCAACCTTTCGTTTATAGTAGGTCTGACAATGCAGATGCAAACTGATCAGCCGTAGAAGCTCCACTAGATGATGGTTTGCCCTGATTGATGTCAGGTTTGATTTGTGTTTTTGACTGATTCGCAATGAGCGACAACAGTTTCTCAGCAGAGCTTTCAAGCTCTTCTCGAGTCGATCCGTTCAAAAGATCAAGAGCGTCAGCAGGTATACCCTTCTCATTGGCAACCTCAAAACGCATTAGTTGGCTAGCGGCTTGAGAAGCCTCCGCTTTTGCCTGAGCAAGTTCCTCAGCGAGTCTTTCTTGGACTGGCTTCAGACTTTGTTCGTAGTCACGCCATTTAGCAGCAGCTTCGACGTCAGCCTTTGCAGACTTAGCTCGATTCTCCCACTTGCGTGCTTCAGCCTTCCAGTCGGTTTCCGCTGCATCGCCCTGCGGCTCTGCTGCTTCTGTTGCCTGTACTGTCGGCTCGGATTCAGTGATTGTGTTTTCTTCACTCATTGCGTTTTTCTCCTATGCAGGATTTCAGCCATGCGGCTGGTTCTGACCCGATGTCAGAAGTTTATGGTAATCCAGTTTGTTTACGAACTTCCTTTAGGATGTTTTTTGTCGTCAATGACAACTCTGGATAAGATCTTCTAAAAGCTGTTGTGGCTGCGCGTCCACCGGTTGGCAAACCATCGGCTGCAAGTTGTCTGTCGAAAGCTCTACGAGCTTCCTGCTGTCTTGCAAGTAATTCTGATCTACCGGTTTCATACTGTCTTTCAGCTTCGTCGTACCAAGGTTCGCGAAGTGGAGTTTGACCAGTAAAGATCGGCAAAGATGTGCATCTACAGTAATTGTGATACTTGTTGTAGTACTGATCATCCTGGACTTCTGCTACAGCTGCCATAGTCCTGCAAAATACGCAAGCACTTGCAGAAGGCACACGCTGGTACTTAGTTCCATCTGGATCAGTTACAATGTTGAACTGAATCGTTTCACGGTCTCCAGCATTTACAACTCGTTGCATTGAACCAGCAATCATGCTTGTCACCGCTGAAAAAGATGAACCTTTTTTTGCCTGTGCAGTTCCATAAGCAACAGCCGACTGAATTACTGGATCTACATCCACATCTACAGGAGTTGCTTCGTAAACTGTAGTAACTTGCCTTGCTCTTACTCGACTTTGATCATAGTAATTTACTGCTAATGCAGAAGCTAGACTTGAGTATGTAGCTGCGACCGGTGAGAGTATTTGACCAGCTTCATAAGCAAAGACACTGAATGGCTCGTTTTCAAGAAGTCTCAAAGCTCCAACAGTGTCTGCAATTGCAATCGTTGTTAGATTATCAAGATTCCTACGATGCTCAGTTAGCAAAGTCATTAGGCTATAACGATCTCGCTAAATCTAACATTCACAACGTTCTCAGTTTCAACGCCATTTTCAAATAGTCGTACTTGAACCGCTGGATCTTCTTCAGTTCCTTGAATCGCAAACTGTGAACCAGGTACACCTAGAGTTCCACCAATCATGATGTGCTCAACGCGTCCAGTCCTACCATCTACTAGATCAACGATGTCTCCGGTTCTGACTCCTTGGAATTCGTCTACAGTATCAGGTCGGCCGCTTTCTGCTGGCGCAGCTTGACCGTTCTCTGTTCTGCGAGATGCAAGATCTGCAACTTCTGGGTTCTGGGTTGCTGCTTGAGCTGCTGCTGCAAGGTTTCCAATTAGTGAACTCGCCTGAGCCACTCGCTTTTCAATCTTTAGTTGCTGCTTGTCAGAGTCCGACAGACCAATTCTATTGTAGGTAATTTCAGAATCTGGTAGCAAAACACCTGCAGCAATCAGCTTGACGGCTTCGTCTGCTGCAGCTGCTCTGGTTGGAGTAGAAGCATCGCGCCAGATTGGGCGGATGTCCATTGCCTCTTCAGGAATTTCACCATCGCGAACTAGCAATGATAGTCGTGCAACTTCGGACCAAGTTCTTCCAAACTGGCGCTGACGTCTTTCAGCTCTCTTGACTAGTCTAGCTTCCATCTGACGAATAGCATCAGCAGAAGCTGGGTTATCAGTCTGGAATCCAAGATAATTAGTTGGAATTGCAGTTTCTGCTGCAAGCATTTGTGCGTAAGCTCTGATCTGATCGAAGTATGGACGAGTGTCATTCGCGTTGAACTGACCAACTTGTGGCATTACGCCTTCGGCCTCGTTGTAAGGAATACCAAGGACTCGACCCTGGTAAACTGACCAAGCGTTTAGAGGTTTTCCATCTGCATCTAGGAACGTGTCTTCTGAAGCACCTAAGATGTATCTCTGAGGAGCTGAGTAGAACTCGCGGGCAACTTCTGCGCCGACAAGTGTTCTCATTGCACTGTCAGTGTAACTTCGAACCGCCCTGGTGATCTCTGATCGGCCATAAGGATCACCGCTACGAGGATTGTTAGGTAGTTGAGCAACCAGAACTCTTCCAAGGTTGTGGATGTCGCGGTCAACGTCAACCCATTGCTTGTTTGCGTATTCCAGGTAAATGTTCTGATCTGGTAGGTACAAAGTACCTGACATTGCCTTACCATTTGCGTCTCTGTCTACTAGAAGAGCTGCAGAAAGCCTGCGAGTACGAAGATCATAAAGTGAAGTCATCTTCTTCGGTGATTCAATCGTGATTAGTGGATCAGCTTCGCCATCCATACCACGCCCGACTGTAACGAAACCAGTTCCAAAGATAAGTGCATCCTTGTGGCCTAGGCTCGACTCAAGATCAAGTTCGTTAGCCCTAAAGATGTCATTTACGCCTAAATTCTCAGGAGCAAGAAAGCCTTCTAGGTCTAGTCTCTCTTCGAGTACGTCGACGGCAGTTCCGGCCCAACCGACAACTGTTTCAATAGCTGTCAACTGAGGAGGAATCGAGATTCGAAGATCTTTTAGCTTGTTCTTGCCTTCGTAGTATCTTTCTACAAGGTAGTTCTTGCCATCGTGCCCTTGAAGCTTCTTTATTAAGTGCTCGATTAGACCGATTTCATCCGGCGTTAGCGTCATAGAATTGTCGCCCTTCGGTTATTCGTTTTGCGGTCTTTCATTTGGTTTCGTGCTCCATTGGCTAAGATTGCACAGGCAAGAAGGTCCACCTTACGAGGTGAGGCTCTCTTCTCTTTCCTGAAGCTTCCTGATTCTGTTGCCACTGCGTTCAATACGTGCCTGGTCAGAGTCGGACTCTTTCCATCATGACCAATCTCTTTGGCTACCAAGTCCGCAATAAATTGCTGAGACATTGGTGCCATACGATGGTTTGTGGGCGGGATTCTTTCCACTCGATGCCGCCACTTCTTTGACCACTCTAATACATCAGGTTCGTAAAAGCTTGGATCTGCCCATAACATTTTTACGTCATACTGATCAAAAAGTTTCTGAATTGCTGCGTTTACTTCAAACCTGTCCACGGTCCATTCAGGATCATTTGGATCTGGCTCCCAAACTGCATGGACTTTCAAGATTCCTGTTTCGACATCACAGATGACAATACCTGTTGCGTCACCAGAAACCGAACCATCAAAGCCAGCTGTAACTGTTGCACCAAGTTTGACTTCGTTGTCTCTTTCGGCTTCTGACCAAAAGTGAGGGCTAATGAAGTCTTCACCGGCAAGTCGAACCCATTGATTCAATCTGAACCTCTGAAATCCTGCAAAACCAGCAGATCCTGCAGATGCGATTGCGGCTTCGAAATCGTCTTTGTCAAGAAGGCCTTCGGCAAGGTTTGGGTTTGCCTTTTTCCAGATTTCTGGGTCAGTCGGATCTGCGTCATTTGCAGCTTCCCACCACCAAAAACCAAACTGGGGATCTTCGATCTCTCCAGCCGAAACTCGTTTGCCGTGCTCGTATAGTCTACCAAGTAATGTGTCGGTATTTCCACCAGCTGTTGTAATTCCAAGAACCAAGGATTCTGGTCGGTCACCGGAACCAGTAACCAAAGCATCCCAGAGTTCGTCGCCTCGCTTATTCGTGTGAGAACTAGGCCAAGCGTGTAACTCATCGGCAATTACCAACGATGGTCCAAGACCATGAGCTGCCGAAGCGTCTGCCGATAGTGCTTTGTAAACACTTCCACGAGATGGCATCTCAAGAGCGTCTCGGTAAACCTTGATGACTCTACTCAGAGTCGGATTGTTGAGGACTTGCTGTCTAGCTTCACCAAATACGATCTTAGCTTGAGCGCGATCCGACGCTGCTGAGTAAACCTGTGCACCTGCTGGCCCAAAGACCAAATGCTCCAATGCAATTGTCGTTCCGAGAAGCGATTTGCCGTTTTTCCTAGGAAGGCCCACGATCGCTCGGCGGTATCGTAGTAAACCGTCTTCAGTTTCTTCGAAAATCCTGTCAACAAGCCAATCCTGCCATTCAGTAAAATCTAGCGGTTCACCGACCTTGAAACCACGGCTGACCCGAAGAAGCTTTTCAGCAAAGTCAGAAACATGGCGACCACGAGTCCGACTACTAAGTGATGGAACCGACCAAGTTGGCGCCCAGTCTGGATTACCCTGCTCTAGTGACGTCACGTCGCTGCGCTAACTCGTCAAGTTCATCACGAACCCGGACTTCAGCAAGTCCTAGTCTAGATCTGTCCGACGGAGAGAAGCCGATGGCAGCCAACCAGCTTGTGATCTGGGCTCGCAACTCTTTTAGCTGAGTGACCCAAGGAGTGGTAACCGGTGATCCGTTTGCATGGACATAAACCCTAGGGAATTCGCCAGACTCGATACCTTGACGAAGCTTCTCAGATTCATCATAAGCATGGCAAAGCATCGACACTAAAGTCCTATCAGATTCGACTGCAAGCCACTGACGGCCAGCATGCCAAACGTGATGCCAGAGCTCAAGACCTGCAGGCCCTAAGGTCTCAGGTGCGTCTGGTGAAGATCCTCCTTCGAGGCCTTCTCCGATACCAGGACCATCTGGAAGATCTCTTCCGGTTCCTGCTAATCTGTGTCGTTCAACCGGCTTACCCGGTCGTCCTGTTGGTCTACCTGTTGTGGCCATGCGGCACCTCTCTCCCATGCGGGAATTCACCATGCGGTTGTTGCTATCAAAACTATTCGGGATACCCTGTTTGGCTTTTGACCTCACATGCACCAGCT